TAAAACGGAATTTTGAGGGTAGCGTTGGGGGACATTTTCTTTGAAGCGGCACCGTTGGAGTCAGGTTCTTCGTCGTCCTTGACAGCGATATCAAAAACGGCATGGGGGAGGAAATGTGCAGCAGCAATCTTTTGGAACGGAGGGGTGACAGCAGTGGTGAGACACCCGGTTCTTTTGACGTAACCGGGAGGAATGAACACGAGGTAATACAAGCCGGAACAAAATTGGTTGGCATTGGTTTTTACAGAAACGACCATGGTGAAGGTCATTCCAACAAAATTCTTTACAACATCTTGAACAGCGGGTTGACGAAAGAAATCATATCCGAAATCAATTTTGTGAGCGGCATCAATGAGACAGGCGGTCGGGATGTTTCCAGTTTTCAAAATACGAGGGTTGGACAAAATACGGGTGATGTCATACCTGTTGTCGCCAACAGGTTCAGGGATCGTGGTGGGTGCAGTGACTTCGTTGGTGGACATATCAGAGTGAAATTGCGTGAAGGAAATAGCGTCAACAAGAGTTTCGGCGACAGCAGGCATCGAAGGTGCAGCTGCCAACGAAGCTCCAGTTTCAACTACACCAATAATGGAATTCAAAGCGGTTGAGGCATCAGCAATTCAAAAATTTACTTCAACATTACAGGTAGAATTAATCCCATAAAAGAAGGAGAACAATAGGTAGCCTTTAAAATACGAGGTGACCGTGGCACACACCTATCACTAGGGTCAGAATGACCCTCCACGGATACAGAGAACACAGCGCTAGCAGTGGTATCTGTACTAGATTCAGGATTTGCTGCAAGAGTCTCAGTTCTCATCTAACTCTTGCCCCATTCTAGCACCAAGGAGAGAAGGAACCCGAGAGTACAGCGGCACGAGTACCTCTGAAATCACGGGCAGGAAGTTGAATGTTTTTCACAGCACATTTGGTAAACAATTTATCATACACTTCTTCATAGTAATCCATTCCCCAGAGACTTGCTTCGCGGAGCACGTCCTCGAGGACTTGGGCAACCATGACTTTGGGAGGGCCGGATTTGGAAACCCAGTTGGGCATTTCTTGGATGACTTCTTTTTCTAAGCACCAGACGTATCTGGCACTTTCAAATGCACAACCGGGCTGGTCAGTGGACATGCGGGGGGTTCGTTTGAGGTACCAGGTTTCATCAATAGATTGGAAAGGTTGAATCTCTCCGCCTGTTTTAAGGGCATCGGTCATCTCTCTTCCAATTTGGGCAAAAGCTTTCTGGAGGGTTCGACAATTAAAAAAAGGGAGCTGCTTCATCAGAAACTGTGAAAAGGTTGTCATCTCCTTGGAAATTGCAACGAACGTGTTCGTCAAATTTCTTCCGAAGATGGGGAGGTGCAAGAATTTTCCAACAATAGCGAAAACCCATGGCATTATCCTCTGAGTTGCCCTTACCGGTGATAAGGACTCCAGAAGGCATGCCTTGGGTATCGAGGTAGAGGGTGGATTGCAGGATATGAACACTTGAGGCAATATCACGATGAAGGGTATCACGCATGGACAAACACAAC